ACCGAATCTGGGACAAACCATAATGGACGGGTAGAGCATAAGCAGACCCAAGAAAAGTTTCTATGGCTGCTAACCAAATCCAAAAGGTTGGAAAAGTCCAACAAAGAACTTCCTCCAGAACGGGGGCAACGTCTTCAAAATTGATTCTAGGCTTGTCCAACTGATACCAAAGATCAGAATCTGGATGTGTTTCATCCAAAAGATCTGTGCCCATATCAATACGAGCACAGCGCGCGAACAATTCATCTTCTAGAACCATGGGAAAATCTGAGGCCTTGACAGAAAGAGACCACATCTCTAATCTTTGATATTCAACATCACTCAATTGATACCTAAGCTTGAAACACTCAATAGCTTCTGGGTGAATATCATCCACACAGTCATCTGTAATCTGCCATTCTTCTCGACCAACTTCTATCGGAACAGCTTTGCTGGTCGCTACAATTCTCCTTAAGACGTTTCCAAATATCGGCACATGTCCTGCAATGGGCAACATAGACAAGCAAGTTCCTAACAACAAACCAGGAAATTTCTTTTTGCTGTGTCTATTAAAGTTAACACCAAACTTGGCTAGCTGACGAAAAGGTTTCAGTCCCCATTTGACTCCACGATGAGTCTGGTAAAACAGACCGGAACAAAATTCCAAAGTCTGCCAACTCTCTCTTTTGACTAAAACCATTTTCAAACCAAGTTTTGTGTATTTTTCCATTGCTTCTTCTGGACTTGCACCAACTCTGACACAGAAAAAGTTATCATCACCATTATATACTGCTTGAATTAAATCATCCTCCCAGACAAAATTTGTCACTGTAGTATTCAATAAGGTGTTGAAAGGCGAGGTCCACATGTCCCCTGAGCGGCGGCCCCAGTCACAACAATAACTGACTCCTTTAGAGCTGCCTTTGGTCGACATCCAATTATTCAACAAATTGGGCAACCAGATAGGACGGACAGGTAAAAATTCCTGAAGAAAAACTTTCTCTGCTTTCAGAAAGGTGGGTGTGACAGAACCATCCCAATTGGAAGCGTCAGCCTCATAAAGATCTCCTTGCATAGTAGAAACAATGGAACCCAATTCTAAAGCTGTGCACGTCGTAGCATAAACATTTTTGCCTGTAGGACTAGAAAAAGTCCTTGCAATATACTTGTACACGGAATAGAAAAAGGAACCAATCACTATTTGAAGAGAAGATGCGCGACACTGTATAATGCGAGGCTTGAAATTTTTCCAAGTTTTTCCGACATAAGCTTCACATTTCACAAAAATCTTTGCCATCCAATTCTTAAAAGAAAAGGGGGCATGATCATCTTCAATTTCAAGAGTCTTTCTTCGACCACCACTCAAATGAAACCACCAATCAAGATGTGAGTAAGAAATCCAATCAGTCCATCGCTGTGCTCTCCAAAATTTAACTGCAAATTTTAGAAATGCCTTATCTAATGTTTGATCATACCAGGGCCTATCAAACAAGAAACGAATGCGCAGTCCATTCACAATATCATGGACACAGCACTTTGGCACAACGAACGGCATTCCTTTGATGATCGTTCCATACACTTCTAGAGTTCTTTTGTCATCACACTTGACGTGATAACTTCTTGGGACTCTCAACTTTGCGTTGGGATGCAAAGGAGGTAACTTGACTCCAAGAGAACAGCTTTTCATTACATTGATAACATTAGCCATTCTAACTCTAGGCAAATCCTCGATCCTGTAAGCACACAGGAGAGTATTCAAACGGTATGTAACTAACAACAACAGGACCAATAATATTCCTTTCCACTCAACAATAACACCATGGTAAAAGTTAACACAAAAAGAAAGAAGTCCCAAGCAACTAAAAGCAATGAGACAGTGCAAAATTAAATTGAGAACATCTTGGTTGTCAAAATAAGTCAACAACAAGGCAATCTCTTCTGCGCTGAACTTGCTTGACATTAATTTCTTAGTGTACAGCAATCTTTCAGCATGCTTCTTTTGGGTAACGAAATACATGGCGTTTCGGTTCTCACAATTCCTGGCAGAGGGGGAACGAAGCCAAGCTAAGCAATCATGCTCGCAACACTCCCACAGCGGAATGTCACGCGAAATGATTTCCAACATCTTATTCTTAGCTAACTCTTCGTTAAAATTGGTGGCTCCATGATAATACTTAATAGCTGCATTTCCAGCATATTCAATGTACATTTCCGAGCTCCAATTGAGCGGCCACTGAGGAGAACCATTATCTGCGAAAACTTTACAAACAGGTCCATACGTATCAATAATGATATCTCCTCGATGTAGTGTGGGAAACATGTAAGGATGCCAATGGCCATTTTCTTTGAAATTTACCATGGCAAAATGCCTTCCAGTCTGATCTCTGAAAATCTTCCGATCAGTCTGTGTTCTAAACAATGCCCACGCATTAAACCGCAACTCCTCTCCAGGTCCTAAAACAATTTCACGCAAAACTTTCGATTTTTCGTCATCAGAATGTCCACTCCGGAAGGAATGAAGTGGACCAGGCACTGTGGCTATTTTTGGGCGTGGAGGCACTAAGATCACAAGTGCTCTACATCCAGGACAAGTTCTCCTTGGTCCTTGATTAACCAAAAGCTGAACAGGTGGATCAATATTGGCCCCATGATCCACCACCACATCCTCTGAAATCCACTTGTTGAAACAAGTGGCATGACAACGAATTCGACACCTAGGACAGACGGAAACAATTTGGTCAGGTGCGTCATTTTCATTCGCGTACTGACAACAGGGACAATCTTCCTCGTCTTCCTTTTTCTCCTCAATCCTGCTCCAATGCTTTGCATCAGGAGTGTCAATTGATGTATACGGCACCTCTTTACAAACGGACCCAGTTGGAACATTGGTCCGAAAGATGTTATTAAGATTCCCAAAC